CAATCCTTTTTGCCCTTTAGAGTCTAAAATACAAATACAATCTTATCAGCCATTAATTCAGGCAGAAGTAGTTTTAATGGATTTAATGAGTGTTGTTGAATGTATGAATTATGATTTTGAATCAAATGTAAAAGATTTAACTAAAAAGCAAATAAACGAGATTAAAAGATGTATTTACAACGAAAGCGTAAACAGTGCGTCTTTATATCACTGGCTAGTGTTCGGTAAAGGAGAAAAGAGTGAAAAACCAAACAGAATATTTAAAGGATGGAAAACATTAAATAACGCTGATTTTAATAAATTGCCTTATCAATCTTATTACGGTTTAGATTTTGGATTATCAGCACCTTCGGCATTAGTAGAAATGAAATTTGACGGTGATGAAAACTATTTTTTTAGAGAGGTTTTATATTGCCCTTTAAACGATATGAAAGGAACGCTTACAGAAGAGTTTCAAAGATTAGGAATAGAAAAACATAAACAAATTATTTGCGACTCAGGAAACGAATTAAACAAGGAAGAAGCAAGGAAATTAAAGAATGCAGGTTATAATGTAATTAATGCAAAAAAAGGCTCTGGTTCTATTGCTTCTGGAATAGAAACAATGCAAAAGAGTAAAATACACTACGTTAAAGAATCAGTTAATATTGAGAATGAATATGAAAATTATTCTTGGAAGATATGGCAAGGAATTCAAATGGATGTACCAGAAGAAAACGGAGACGATCATATTTTAGACGCAATGAAATATGTTATTTCTTGGTACACAAAAGTTTTTCGTCTTAGTTAATATTTTTTTATTATATTTGCTTTTATTAACAATGTTGTGATAACATCGTATTTATGGGATTATTTGATTTTTGGAAAGGTAATAGCGTTAATGTGGAAAGAGACCGCAATGGCGTTTTTACCTATTCTTTTTTAGACCAATCAGGATTTACAAACTCAGATAATTATCTTGAGTTATCACTAAGCAACCCTGTTTTATTGGCTATTATTGCTTTGCGTTCAAAGATTTATTCTCAAATGAAAATTTCGCACATTGGAGCAAATGGCAATCCAATAGAAAATAGCCCTATAGTTAAATTATTCAAACAGCCTAATTACTTCCAATCACAAGAGGACTTTTTATTTCAGCAAATGTGGTTTTTATCTGCAAATGGTACTAATTTAACATATAAAGTTGATGCGCTTTCAGTTACAAAAGCTATTTATAACCTTTTACCTAGTGAAATTGACTTAAACAATACACACAAAGTAAAATCTTTTATTTATACTAAAGCCGAACTAAAATCATACGGAGATAGAAAAATTAAATATTCTTTAGATGGACAATCAATTGATATATCTATTAAGGATTTAATACCTACATACGACTTAGCAAATGGATTAACCTGTAATTCTTTAATGAGTTCTCCTAGTAGATTAAAAGGAATATCTAAAACTATCCAAAACATCGAAGAAAATTTACTATCTAAAAATGTAAATTTAAAAATGTCCCAAAAGTATTTAATGGCTAGTCAAGGAGACGGTAACGAAGCTCAGATACAAGATGTCGATCGTAATGATATATTCTCTAAAGTTGCTAAAAAATCATTATTAATTACTAACGCAAATATTAAAGCTCAACACTTAGTTAGTGATATGAAGCGTTTATTTTTAGACGAGCAATTTTCTGCCGATGCTTTAACTTGCTTAAATGCTTTTGATATGTCTAAAGATATATTGAACTATTTTAGTAACGGGACAAGCACCTACGAAAATAAAGAAAAAGCTATGTTAGACTACGTTCAAAATAGTATTCAAACAGACGCTAATAACACAATGAATAGTTTTTCTAGTGCTTTTGGTTTAATTGATAAAGAAGAATCATTAGTGGCTACTTATAATCATTTACCAGTCATGCAATTGGTAATGTTAGCTAAAGTAAATACTTTAAAAGCCTTTCAAGAGACTTTAATATATGAAACTCCAGAAGAACAGAAAAGATTAAGCGATGAATTTAAACTAATTTTAGGGTTATGAAAACAATAGAAATATATTTTGAAGATATAATAGTTACAATAATTAAAGTAAAAGAAAATTACAATCTATGCTTTAATAGTAATACTACTGAAATAATGGAAAACGGGAAAATAATTGCTTCTATTCCTCATAATTATCTAATAGTTGAAGTAATAAAAGAATAACTATGAAAGAGCAAAAAAAGCCTGAATTAACAAAGGCACAAATAGAGAAATTGCAGAAAGAAAAGTCAAAAATGATGGATAAAATAGTAAAGAAATGATAATAGCAAAAGAATTTCCAGATAAAGAATTTCCAGATAAAGAAGATTTATTTAAAGCATTAAGAGAGAATAAATCTACTCTTATAGCTCAAAAGAAAATGATTACTAAAGAATCTGATTCAGCTATTCACTATGTAGAAGTAGATACTAAAAAAGAAGCAAATAAAGAAGAGTCTGACGATATTTCAGATATAAAAAAGATAAAAGCTAAATTAGTAATAAACACTACTAATTTAATGGACAGTCATTCTGATGTTCATTTTAAAGGTATTTGGAATAAATCAGCTAAAGAACAAAAAAACTTGATGCTTTTACAAGAACATCAAATGAAATTTAATAGTATTATTTCTGATTCTGTTACTGCAAGTGTAAAAAAAATGACTTGGAAATCATTAGGATTTGAATTTGAAGGAGATACAGAGGCTTTAATTTTCGATACTGAAATAGACAAGGATAGAAACGAGTTTATGTTTAATCAATATTCCAAAGGATATGTAAAGGAGCATTCAGTAGGTATGCGTTATGTTAAATTAGAATTAGCTATTAACTCAGAAAGCAAATGGGATGAAGAAGAAAAAGCAGTTTGGGATAAATATATTAATGAAATAGTAAATAAAGAAGTTGCAGAAAATCAGGGTTACTTTTGGGCGGTTACTGAAGCTAAAATAGTGGAAGGTTCCGCCGTTGTAAAAGGATCTAATTACGCAACACCTACAATATCAATTGAAGCCGTTAAAGACACTTCAAACGAACAAAAAGAAGAGCCGACAATTGTCACTCAAACAACGATTAAAAGAAGAAGAAATATTTAATTTAAAACAAAACAAACTATGTTTAAGTACAAAACTGATGCGGAAGTTCAGGCAATGACCGAGCAAGAAGCAAACGATTACGCAATTGCTAAAAGAGCTTTTGAAGCTGATACAATTGCAAAAAACACAAAAGAAGCTATTGATAAAGCTGTAGCGCCTTTGCAAACAGAATTGAAAACTGTAAAAGATGATAATGTAGAATTAGCATTGAAAATTACAAGTTTAGAAACTAAAGGATCAAAAGAAGCTGTGAAAACTTTAGCAACTGAGATTTCAGAAAACAAAGAAGTAATTAAAGAAATTTCAAAAGGAGGTAATTCTGAAATCGTATTGAAAGCCGACACTTTGAGAGCTTCAATCGCAACAAATCCACACAATTTATTGATTGACGGAATTGGACAATTGGCAAGAGTAAAAAGAAGCCTTTACGATATTTTTAGAAAAATTCCAGTAGGAAAAGGAAATCACAATGGAACTATTTCTTATGTAGATTGGGACGAAGCCACGACTGTAAAAGCAGCCGCAATGGTTGCCGAAGGTGCGTTATTTCCAGAGTCTACTGCGAAATTTAAAGGTTACTCTTTATCTTTACGTAAAATAGGAGATACTTTACCTGTTTCAGAAGAGTTTTTCGAAGATGAAGTTATGGCTGCTGCAGAACTTGACATGTTCTTGGAAACTAACGTTAATGACGTAATCGATACGCAAATCGTAATCGGAGACAATACAGGTGAAAACTTGAAAGGATTGGTTTCAAGTACTCCTGCTTATGTTCCCGTAGCTTCTGGAATTACAGATGCCAACATTCACGATTTAATTATAAAAGTAAAAGAATCAATCACATCAACTGGAGGAGCAAAATACAATCCTGATTTTGTTGCAATGAATATTGCCGACATCAACAAATTGAAATTGAAAAAAGACACAACAAACAATTATGTGTTTAATTTCAACGACCCTAGAGTGGATTCATTGATGATTATTGAAGACAATCACGTTGTAGCTAACACGTTATACGTTGGAGACTCAAGATATGCACGTATATACGAAATGGGCGGAATTGTTGTTTCTAAAGGAATGGTTAACGCTCAATACACTGAGGATATGTTGACTATTAAAGCAAGAAAAAGAATGGCTTTCTTAATTAGAACTGTTGACCAAACAGGATTTAAGAAAGTAACTTCTATTTCTGCTGCTCTTGTAACTTTAGCAACTCCATAGTAATGGTTGGTGTTAAATTTATCGAGGACTTTGCAAACAAGGTAATCGATGATAGAATTGTAGTTGATGGACAATTAGCGTCACAGTTAATCGCAGAAGGGGTTGCTATTTTAGACCCTGTTCAGACAGAAGCGGTCGCAGCTACAGTTCTAAGCAAAAAAAGAGGAAAATAATTTAAAGACAAAACCAAATGCAAATAGTAGATAAATCATTCTTTAATAATCAGAATTACATTCATATACCTTTAGCGGTTGTTGATCCGTCAGCAACACCAAATAACGCCACAGAGTTAGATTATATGTGTGTAAAATTAGAGCATGAAATACTATTAAATGCATTTGGTTTAAGTCTTTATAATGAAGTAAAAGCAATAACTGATATTGAATCGGTAGACGATAAGTTTAAAAAGCTAATACAAGGCGACGAATACGACGGTAAAATATGGCTAGGACTTGATAATGATGATTCATTGATAGCTAACTACATTTACCAAGAATTTGTTACTCAAACAGATATTAGACTTTCAGCAACTGGAGCAAAAAAAGTTAATCCTGAAAATGCAACAACTCAAACGCCTAGATATTTAATAGCTGGAGCACACCAAAATTTCATCAAGCAATATCAAGGAGAGTATTTAACAACTCCTTTTATTACTAATAATTTTATTGATTGGTATGGTTGCAATAGCATTGAAAAAAGTCTTTACGGTTATTTGATGGACAAACAATCTGATTTTACAAACTGGAAATCAGAATATTTTAAGATTTACGAAACCAAAAATAGTTTTGGGATATGATAGTTTTTGAAGAGAAATTAAGAGAATTAGTCGCATTAATGCCAGCATGGGAAAATACCCATCCAATACGTTACGATTGGGGCACAATTGATGTATTAAACAAGTTCCTTATACTAAAAGAAAGCGTTTCAAAATACCCTCTTATTTGGTTAGTGACATCAAAAGATACTGATGACTTATTAAGGAATAGAGTTACAAGAAATGCAAGATTTGTAATTGCAACAAGTTCTAATGATGTTGATGGATTTAATGCTCAACAATACCAAACCGATTATGTCTATATATTATTACCAGTTTATAATGATTTTGTAACGCTATTGAATAGTAGCGGTATTTCTAAGATAGTTGGAAGTACTATCGATAAAGAATTAAAGCCAAACTACAGCGTAAATGATAATGGTAAGGGATTAATAACCATTTGGAATGCTATTGTATTAGATTTAGAAATTGAGTTGATAAGCGGTTGTATAAAAGAAAATATTAAATTTTAATGCTATGGCAGAAAAAGAAGTAAAAACAAAATCATTTAAAGTAACGAAAGAATTTACTTTAGATAAATTATATCGAGTCGGTTCTAAAGTAGAACTTTCAGATAAAAAAACAATTGATAAATTAATTTCAAATAAATTTATAAAATAATGAGTTTACAAACACAAATAAATACAGTAAATTGTGGAGCAAGCGGTGTATTAGGTACGGGCTTAGCAGGGTGTAGACAAGACCGAAAAAGAGTAACTGCATTAGGGTTAGTTCAAAAAGGATTTGTATTTGCACAAGAAATAGATAAGGACTATATGCGTTCTTTACAAGAGGACGGTACATTGATTATGTTGCAGGGAGTTGTTTCTTTTGAGGACAGCACGGCAGACGACAACATAATTACACGTGCTGGCTCTGGAATTAAAGTTGTGGCTGGTAAAAATCCATACGAACACACAGTAACATTTGACAACGGTATTAATTTTCACAAGGCTTTGACTTCATTGTCAGGATATGGTAATTATGACCTTATTTTGTTTGATGTTGACAACTCAATGTTTTTTACTGTTACTAAATCAGGTGCTCCAAAAGGCTTTACTTTAGGAATGTTTGAAAATGGTAAATACATGGGTGCAAACGGTACAGATGCAAGTTCTCAGACTATTCTTTTGCAATTAATCGAAAGAGCAGAGATTGACGAGCGTATGTCATGGATTGAATCAAATGAGCTTGATTTTAGCTATGGAGAATTGACAGGAGTTAATGAAGTTTTAGTTTCAGTTGATCCAATTGTAACGGCTTCAACTACTATTATATTAAGTGCATTCTTATTAGATAAAACACACCCTGTAGAAGGGCTTTTAGTAGGTGATTTTAGTGTAATTAGAAATGGGGTTGCAGTAGTTCCAAGTGCGATTGCTTATAACTCAACTACTAAAAAATATACATTAACGGTAACGGCTAACACAACTGCTGATATAGTTGAAGTATCATTGAATGGTATTGTTTTGACTTTAGCCGATGTTTTATACAAATCAAATACTGCTACAGTCGTTGTAACAGCGTAATTAATTTAAAAGAAAGGAGAATTAAAGCCGTTGCATTTTGTGACGGCTTTTTTTGTATATTTGCTTATATGCCAATAACTATAAACGACTATATTAAGAAATGCAAATTCGTAGCCTCTGAAATGCTTAACGAACAAGAACGCATTGTATTATCTAATGAAGGACGTATAGTTTCTTTAAATGTTGATGCAATGCAAAACGGAATAGGCAATGATGATAAAGTTTTAAAAAATAACAATCCGATATTTAAAGGTGTTTATAGTTTGTCAACTCAATTAACAGACCCGAAAAAAATAGCTGGAAATACTTATAATTTCTTAGAAACAGGATCTTTTTTAGGTAACATGCAATTAGATTTACAGTCTAATTTAACTAAATTTGATATATTTAGTACAGGAACCGGAAGCGGTGATAAAGCGTTATTTTTTAGCGGTTATACTAATTTATTTGGATTGGATAAGGAAAATACTGAGATAGTCAATTACGACATTATTTATCCAGAATTAATGAAATTTGTAAAAAGATATTTGTAATGGAATATAGAAAAAAAGAAACAGTTAGGCAGTCTGGATTTATTTCTTATATTATACAATATAAAAGGCTTATGTTTTGGATTAATTACCAATCATTTACAAATCGTCAAAGTAGAGATATTTATTTTAATAAATTACAAAATGAAAGCAATTAAACAACAATACTACGAATCAATCGAAACGTTACCATTATACAACTTCGACAAATACCGAAATACAAAGGATTTAAATTGGTTTATTTTTGGTTATGATGGTAGGCAAACAAAACAAAATAGTAATCAATTACATGAAATTGAGAAAGTTATTTTAGACGAGTATTTTAAAGCTATTGATGACCGTTCATTTACCAATCGTTTGCAAAAATGGGGTGAAATTGAAGCGTTAAAATTAAAGTATCACGTTGTAAAATCTTTAATTAACCGTATGTGGCTAGGCTTTGGAAACGAACAAATGGAAACGAGGTTGTTATTCATAAAAGAATTAGCTAGACATGGTTATAAAATGTCAGAAGTAAACACTATAGATGGTGACGCAATAGAATTACAGCGTTTAAATACAGCTTGTGAAGGCATTAAAACAAAGATTTCACTAGTTGAAATGGAATTAAACAAAGACGCAAAAATAGAAACAACTTCTTTAGCTAAACAATTACAAATAGCAACTATTGGATTGCAATATCCGTATCGTTTAAATCCTAAAGAGATAACTGTTTCAGAATGGATTGAAATATGTAAATTACTAGAAGAAAAAGCAAAACAGAATTAATATGGCAAATAGTGTAGATTTAGTAATTGGCTCAGAAGCTATAAAGCAAGTTGAAAGTTTAATCTCAAAGTTGAGTTTGGCTGATGCTGAACTATTGAAAATATCACAATCAGCAACAAGCGCAAGTAAAGGAATTAGTGGTATTTCTACTCCAAGCGGTTTAGATAAAGCCGTGACAAGTACGTCTTCTCTAAATACACAACTAGAGAAACAAAATACTATTATTAATAAACTTCATGCCGATATTGCAAAAAAAGCAGAACAAAGCAGATTAGCTGAAATTAAATTGCAACAGCAAAGAGAAAATGCTTTTGATTCATTTGAAAGAAACGCACAAAAAGAAAGTGCTTTAGCGGATAAAAATTCAAACGCTTACAACAAAACACAAGCACAAATCAATAGATTAACAGTTGCTTATAACAATCTTTCGTTAAGAAAAGAACGTTATAATAACCTATCTGTTAATGAAGAAATGCGTTTAGCTACATTAGGAAGGGTTACTGAAAAATACAATGGTATATTAAAATCTACTGATTCAACTATTGGTAAAAACACACGTAATGTAGGAAATTATGCAAGCGGTTATAATGCGTTAGGTAATTCAATAAACCAATTAAGCCGTGAAGCCCCAGCATTTGCAAATAGCGTGAATACTGGATTTATGGCTTTATCAAATAACTTTCCTGCTTTATTTGACGCTATAAACGGCATTAGAGATAAAAATAAAATGCTAGTTGCAGAAGGAAAGCCAACGGTTAGTGTATTAAAATCAATTGCAGGTGCTATATTTAGCTGGCAAACATTATTAAGTGTCGGAGTTACTTTACTAACTCTTTACGGAGGTAAAATAGTTGAATTTGTAGGCAATGCTTTAAAAGGTAAAGATGCAATTAAATCATTAGCAGAAAACCAAAAATTATTAAACGATACTTTAAAAGAAAGTTCAGGAAGTTACGCAGAAGAAAAAGTAAATATTGATGTTTTATACAAAACAGCAACGGATCTAAATGCATCTTATAAAGACAGAAAGCGTGCAGTTGATGAGCTACAACAATTATATCCTTTTTATTTTAAAAACCTTTCTGATGAAGCTATAATGACTGGTAGCGCAAAAGACCAATATTTATTATTAAGTCAAGCAATTGTTGCAGTTGCAAAAGCTAGAGCGTCTGAGGAAATATTACAAAAAAGAGAATCAGAAAGACTTGTAATTGAGCAAGAGCAGATTGATAAAACAATGCAAAAGTATAAACAATTAGCTAATGCTAAAGGTACTTTTACAAGCGTTGCTGGAGGTGGTTCTGTATCTGGAGCAGGTACACAAGGAGTTAGTGAAACAGCCGAACAACAAAGAACAAGGTTAAGAAAAGAAATACAAGACATAAGAACTGAATCAGTAGCGCAAAGAGACCAATGGGCTAAAGAAGATTCATTCTTTATTCAAAAAATAGCACAAGGGAACGCAATTGAACAAACATTAAAGCCTGCTGAAAAAGCTAAAAAAGAGAAAATAAAAAAAGACAAGGAGGCAAGAAGAGAAGATATTCAAGGATTAGAAAACCATATAAAAACAGTAGGCACTTTAATTGACGAAATAAATATAGAAATTGCAAGATTAGAAACTGAAAAAATAGTTGCTAATGCAGATGAATTGCCAGCGGTTAATTTTCAGTTAGAGCAATTATTGATATTAAAAAAGCAATTAAACGCTATTCCTACAGTTGATTTTACTATTAAAGTTCCTGTTAAACCAGAGGACATAGAAAAAGTAAAAGAAATGAGTCAAGAAATAAAAAACTATCTTTCTTCTTTTTCTTCTGAATTTATGTCTAATAGCGGTTTTAGCGAAACATTCTCGCTTCTTAATGGTGAGATAGAAGGATTCGGAGAAAACTTTGCAGTAACATTTAACGCAATAGCAGAAAGCGCACAAGAAGCGTTTAATTTTATATCTAATGCTAGTCAAGCTAATTTTGATAACGAACGCAAAAGAATTGAAGATCAGCAAGCAATTGCAATTAGTTACGCAGGAGGTTCTGAAACTGCAATAGCAAAGATTAATGAAGATGCTGAGAAACGAAAAAAAGATATAGCAAACAGAGAAAATAAAGCTAAACAAAAACAAGCAATATTTAATATTGCTATTGATACAGCACAAGCTATTATTGCAACATTGGCTAAGACTCCACCCCCTGCAGGTTTACCATTAGCTTTTTTAATGGGTGCTTTAGGAGCTACTCAAATAGCTATGGTTGCAAGTAAAAAAATACCTCAATATTTCGATGGTACGGATAACCATATTGGAGGTATGATGCTTGTAAATGATGGTGCAGGCTCTAATTATCAAGAAAAAGTAATACTACCAAACGGTAAGGAAATTATGCCAGAGGGACGAAATGTATTAATGACCGCTCCAGCAGGAACAAAAGTATTAACACACGAACAGCAAATAATTCAAATGCTA